TAAAATAAAATTTAAGACTTTCAAGGCATGGGAAACAGGAAATCCTTTCGAATGGATGGAAGAACAGTTTGTAACAGGCTGGAAAGATAAGATTGAAAAGCATGAATGGTTAAAAGATGTCCACACTGAAGAAGAAATAGCAGCAATGAAGGTAGAAACACACGATATTCTGCTAAATTTTGTAAAAGCTGTCGATAAAAAACTCAATGAGATGGTAGAATGGAAGATTTACAAGTCAAAATACCAAGCTTGGAACTCCGTTGCACCAAAATATGCAGAAAAATGGGTAAAATCACAGAAATATAACGTGATTGGTATTGTAGATGCAGTTTGTAATGACTTTGATGGTGGTACAACACTACTTGATTACAAAACATCTAAGCGATATGGACCATATTTACCTGAAGATTACTATGTTCAGTTGATAATTTACGCGTTTTTGTACACTTTAGAGATGGGTGACATGCCAAATTTCGTTGGAGTGTCATATTTACGCTTTGATGACACGTTTTATGTCAAAGTAAACCAGCAAGTTTTAGATGAAGCTAAAGAAATCATCATGGGAGTGCACGATTTACTCAAAGAAAAGCATGAAGAAGAGGATTTTGAGCAAACTCCACAGAATTTATGTAAATGGTGTTCATTTCACAGCAGCAAAGGTGGTCCTTGTGATGCAGAAATACCAAAATGGAAGCCAAAAGGTAACTATAAACCTAGAAAAAAGTATGCAAAAGCTGAAAATGCTACACTTTCTGAAGATGATATCGAAAAATACATGAATCAACCAGAAGAGGAGGAACAAAAATGATAGATGGACCAATGGTACAAGGATTAGCAGCAGTTTTCGGACTACTTATGTTGTCTGCTGCGTTCTGGATGGCGTTAAGATATGCAGACTGATGATGTATTTTGGGTTGACCAACCATATACTATGGGCGTATATGTCCAATTAAGGATATATATGCTTCAACTCACACTATATACGACGAAAGCTTTAAATACTATCACGTTCTAATATACTGCATGGCGCGCGACGACTACGGCGCTATCTCCGTGATTTCTGACGAGGAACGAGAAGCCTTGGGCTTAGGAGGTAGAGGTCGAAAACCAGACGAAGAGGAAGGTCTATTTGAAACAATAGGCAAAGCAGGTGATAAACTTGGTGAAACTCAGTTAGGTAAAAAATTAGGTTCTATACTTACCGTCTTGATACTAGCTTTTTTTGGCGGTGGTGGTGACCTAGGCGCTATACAAGAGATTTTCGGAGGAGAGGATGAAAGTAAACCGAGGGGTGGATGTACTGACCCAACTGCCATTAATTATAAAATCGATGCTGATTTTGATAATGGTACTTGTGTATTCCCTCCTCCTGTTGTCTATGGATGTACTAACCCCGAAGCAACTAATTATAACTCACAAGCTACTCATGATAATGGTAGGTGTCAGTTTTTGGGCGGACCAGTAGATAACGGAACAGGAAATCAAACTAACGAAGATGATACTATTTACGGATGTATGGATATAGATGCATCCAACTACAATGATAGAGCAGAAGAAGACGATGGTAGCTGTGAATATGAAGAATATGATTGTACAGCTAATGAAACTTATTTTTACGATGGTATGGAATTCGGTAACTATTCAAGAGAATACAACTCATTGAATATTACTGTTGATGTAGATACTGACTGTGACCAAGACACACTACCAATAATGATTGGTTATGATGTAGGTCATATGAAAGTAGAAGATAATGAAACTGTATATAATGGATATATGTGGAATGACAACTACTTCAATGTAACAGGATGGGAAGCCAACGAGTATACTTTACACTCAGGTGTAGAATACTTTACAGAACCGTATACTGGCTGGTACACTATATACGTTAATCTATTCGCAGATTGGAATAGAGATGGTGTATATGAGTTTGTCACATGGTTTATGATTGAAGAAATAGTCTTGGAGGAAGAATGAGTGATGGAGCCGATAGAGATTCTGGAAATTCTAGCAATAGTGATGGCTGTGCTAGGTGTGGCGTTTGGTGTACTTGTAATAAGTACAGTGCTAAAACAAGCTTTTCGTTATCTTCCGCAACTTCCCTCACTCCAAAAACAGAAACCATCAAAAAAGCAAAAGAAGAAAAAAAGGAGGACTGAGAGAATGAGTAAAGACACAGCAAGTGAAGGAGTAACATTCAACGACATCTTTATGTTTATGATAGCTGTACCCTTAGTATTACTATGGGTAGGTTTTGCAGGATTCGTTATACACAGCGGTTTGCAAGATGACTCTGTTCTAGAACAAATAGAGGGGTATACAACTTTGATAGCTATTCTGGGAGGGCCAGCCCTTCTAATTATCAAAGATGCCTTAGATGTTTGGAAACAAGAACAAGCAGAAAAGACAGCTTTCTACAAAGTAAAGGCACAGGCAGTTATAGATTACAACGATGCAGCTCAAAAGCAAATGCAGATGATAGAAGCAAACGCACAGCAACAAGAGCACAAGATGGAAGCATCAACTATATCTAAAGTAACAGCTAAGAAAAAATAGGATGATGGGATTTATGGCATGTCCAATATGTGAGAAAAGAACTGTAGGTTATTTATATGACGGTACTAGACGTTGTTATACCTGTAGACCATTATACAAGGGATAATCTTTATATACTCACATGCCCTAATAGTATTGTGGCCTCTAGAAAGACCACGAACCCACAGGATTCTTACGCAGTATGCGTCTTATGGGGCCACACAACGAAAGCTTTATATAGTGCATTGACATTATATATTTGCAGGTGAATAACCTATGGCAAACGAAACAAGTAATCAAACAGCAGAAAATAACACAGCAGAAGGTAACCTTACTGCAATTATTGACACTGTAGAAGAATCAGGCTTGCTAGATACTATCATGGACGAACCATTACTTATGGCTCTCGTTGCATTGGTTTTAGGTCTAGGTGCATACGTAGCTTACACTGTACCAGCAGTCAAAGCTTTAGTATTCAAATACCTAAAAAACAACGAAGCAGAATTGATGGAACTCTTAGATAAAAATCTAACCAAAGCTCAAATGAAAGCCTATGAAAAACTAGATGAACAAGCTCAATTGCACGTTAAAGACTCTTTAGTCAAAAACGTTTTAATGACAGCTTGGGATGAAAAGGATGACGAACTAGCTGGTCTAGTTAAATCCAAAGTTAAGGCTGCTCTTGACGAACAAAAGTAATGGACGTTAAGGGATACGAAGAGCGTTTAAGAGAGAGAGTGGGTGAAGGAGAATATGAGCGACACAAAGAACTCGTACGACTTCTTGCCCGCAATCTCGCGCTTGAAGACTTGTTGTGGGAAGAAATTCTTGTATCTATTCGGGATGTTGACGCGAGAACAGAGCTCTTGCGACAAAGAAACTCGATTGTACGTGATATCCATACTGAGTTTCGCGCTCTTAATATAGAAGTACCAACTGTAGTGGAAAAAAATACTGAAGGTTTCAGTAAGATATTGGAAGGTTTGATGGATGACGATGACGATAAAAAACGAGCAGAAAGCACTGAACGCAGCGATTAGCGGTATTGCAGCTCATGATTCGTTAGCCTTAGAAAGTATTTTTGAAAAGTGTAGAACTAGTAAAAAGAAAATGACTTTACTAGTTCGTGCTTTTTGTGAATGTTATTTGATTGACAATAAACGTAGGCCACTGAAACTTAGACCTATGCAAGAAGATATTATTGTAGAATCTTTAACATATCCTGACGGTGATTCTGAAAAACACCGTAAAGTAGCAATATTGGCTCCACGTGGCTCTGGGAAAAGTTTTGCCCTTTCGGTAGCTATAGTAGTCTATATGTTCTTTAAAAGATTCAGAGATTTAGTTTTTGTCTTGGCTCCAAGTGAAGACCAAGCAAGTTTGATATTTAATTATTGTTATAGGCATTTTGCAGATAATGCTTTTTTAGATGGCTTAGTAGACCATTATAGGTTTCACAATAAGCCTAATATCACAATGAAGGGAGGGACGGTGCTACGTAGAGCTCCTATAGCTGCATCTAATCAGGGACAAGCTATACGTGGACAGCACCCAACTTTTCTGATAGTGGATGAGAGTCCATTGATAGATGACAAGTTATTTATTGATAACGTAGAACCATCAATAATATCTAATAGTGCACCATTTATCAACTTAGGTACTCCAAAATCAAAAGAAAATCATATGTATCGTTATTTATACGATGAATCTTATGCAGATAGTTTTACACGATTACATTATACATGGAGAGATGCTGTAAAGCGAGGAAGAGCATACGACCCTCCTTATACTGAGGAAGATATGCTTACAAAGATGATGGAATGGGGGGAAGATTCAATATATTGGAGGACAGAATATGAGTGCGAGTTCGTCGAGTCGTCGTCCAACATCTTCAATCCCGAATTACTACGCAGCACATTCACAAGAGGACTTGGATTTCACCAGCTCGGAGAAAAAGTTCATAACTGTACTGTGGGTGTGGATATTGGTAAATCCGTTAATAGCACTGTTATTAGTGTATTTACTTGTGAAAAAACAAATACACAGAATGTTGCAAGACTTATCTATTTGGAAGAAATCAGTCCTAGAACAGGTGGACATGATATTCCATACCAACGTGAGCGTATCATGGATATTGCTCGTGGTTTCGGTGCTGATAGGCTTATTATTGATGCGACAGGTATGGGTGGCGCGATTGAACAAGATATAAGGGTGGCAAG